ACCATCCGTCAGTGTTATCCAGAAAGACGTATCGTCGCGCTGCTCCACCAATGCCACACCAATGCCGTCGGAACCATCAGCACCAGCAGCACCGTCACGACCATCGCTACCATCGCGGCCATCCCGACCATCAGCACCATCGCGGCCATCGCTTCCAGCAGGGCCAACCAATGAAGCGCGGTTAATTTCAAACCAGACATTGACTGCAAGTTGTATCTCCTCATCCGTTGGTGGGCGACCTTCTGGGCCTTGCTGTCCGTCTTTTCCGTCAATGCCGTCTGCTGGCTGTGATATGTTATCTTGCAGCCAAGCGACAGCAGCAGCTTTGATTTGTTCGTCAGTAACAGGAGGTGCATCCTCGCCCCGTTCACCTTGTGGGCCAGCTTCACCTTGCGGCCCCGCTATCATTGTGCGTGACAGTGCATCGTTGGTGCGCCGATTTAACGCAGCAACGGCCTCTACTAGCGAGGCAATTATTTCCTCGCTGATAGCCATCCTTAAAGCCCCAAGCGGCTGCGAATGTTGTCAAGCAAGCTATTGTCAGGCGAGACATCATCAGAAACGTCAGGCACTTCATCATCAAAGCTTGGGCCAGCGTCGGCCAACTGCGCTTCGTATTCCTCAAATTCCATGTCAGGCGAAACAAGTTCACCGCGCTGGAAATTCTCGAATAGAACGGAAAGCGGCATTGCATCGCCTTGGTATGCGCCAAGCAATGCTGTGACCATCTGTGGAGCCATACGCGCAGCGCCAAAGTCGGTGTTAAGACTAAATTCTACGTCCTGTGGTGCGCCGACCCATTCGGCCATCCAGTTCAGTGCGCGGGTGATAGCGTCCGATGCAGAACGGCTGATTGATGCAAGCACCGACCTTTCGCCAGCGGTCTTCAGTTCGACAGTGCCAAAGGCTTCAGCGGTGCGCTTATCGTCGGCAAGCATCCGTGCGCCTAAGACAGCCATGCGCTGTTCTTTATCCTTCAGTGCTTCGCGCAGTGTCTTTAGGCCATCGCCCTTAAATTCAAGGTAGCCAGCGTTTGCGGCTGGGTCTGGGAATATCCATGCGCTCATTGAACCAACAGAAAGCGTTGCACCTTCTGGAAGCTGCACACCCGCAACATATGGGGTTGGTAATCCAGTGAAGTGTAAGCCATGCTCATAATCGGCGCTGTTGCGATAGTGACCAAGGTTCGTGTCTACCAAATCAAGCAATGGCGGTTTCTGCACTGTGGCAGTCGCGCTGTTAGCACCAAGGATGACAAACGGGATGTAACGCAACGTGCTACCGTTCTGTGTCGGGAACATTTCGCTAATCAGTTCGTTATCGTCGGTCATTACGCGAACGCGATAACCTTGCTCCGTCAGGTCAAGAACGCGATATTGCGTAACCTGTTTGGTGGTAAATTCGTTTTCCTGCACATCGACAGTTTCTTTCAGCACCACAAGCGTCAGCACCTGTGCGCCATTGATGTAGCTGACGCGCCAGTTGATAATGCTTTCCGCTGTGTAATACCGCAAGAATGGGCGAATGTTTAACGCTTCGGCAGCGGCAATCGTGATGTTGGTTGGCGCATTGGCAGGGTAATCGACCATGATGCCGACGCGACCAACAGCAATCTGCTGCTCCACAATCTGTTCGCTAAATTCGCGCAGATTGTCGCCAGCAAGCGTGATGTCTTCAGCATAAGGCTCAATGGCAGTGGGCAGCTTATAGATTGGGTCTTTGGCAAATATCATGCCCGTGAAGGCATCCAGCGTCCGTGCGCTTGCGTTGAAGAAGCCAGCCCGTTCCTGATAGGTGATGTATTCAACATCCGTCTGGCCTGTCAGCCGTGGCAGATAGTTGTTCGTATCGAATGACGGGTTGTAAAGGCTGCCAGTGTAGCGCGTGTTGCTGACATAGTTCTGGATTAAAGCATCCCGACCAGCGATGACATCACGGCAACGCTTCCACTTAAAGCGGTTAGCGTCATATTCGGTGTTGGTGTTGGAGACAGACATTTACACCCCAGAAATTTGAGCAAAGGATACCGTTCCTCTACCGATAGCATATTTATATGCAATAAAATAGCCGATAGCATCATTCAAATGGTCAAAGCCGCTTGATTTATCTGGCTCACCATTTTTCGCGTATGCTTGGCGCTCCAAACCTTCAATAACATTAGGGCATTTGTCAGGATTGACCAACAGCCTTCGCTTGCCCTGATTATAAATCATCTGGTTCACCGCCATCAGCCTATCCTTGACGGCAGGGTTTTTACTATTTGCCAAAACGGTGAAACCAGCAGACCGCAAAAGGGTCAAATCTGACAGGCTGGCATTGACGCTTTTGGTCGCGCCGCCGGATGCGTCTGGGTAAACCGTGATTTGATGCCCAGCGTATCGCTCCTGCAATATGCGTATCATCGTCGGCGTATCGCGCACACCCGACAATTCATCCAGTGCCAATGGGTCATTATTGCGTATCACGCACACGACGGCGCTCATATTGTTGACGTTAAAGTCAACACCGATGTGCAGTGGTTCGCGCTGTTCGATGGTCGCAAAGGTAATGTTCAGCTTGCGGTCGAATTCTGGATATATGCTGCCAGCGGTCAGATTGACAAATTCGCCATCAAGATATGCGGCAAGCAAGCTGGCGCTGTAGCTGTTCTGCAAGTTCTGGATGTAATCAGGTGGAAGGTTGGCGGCATTGTCGGATGTCTTGGCCTTATACAGCGCATAGCCATCAGCCTTGTTCTTGACCCAGCGGTCATACACAAAACGGAAGCCTTCAGGCGTAGTGGCAACGCCGACAGTATTGCGAACAGGCTTACCACCGACAGTAAATGCCTTCTGGCGGTTACGGGCGATAATCTTGTTCCAGACGGCCCGTGCCTTTTCGATGGGCAGCGTATCAAGTTCATCCACAACGCTGTGAGCAACTTCGTAACCGACGATGCGGTCAGGCTGTTCCATGTTGCGAAAGATGATGCGGCCCAGTTCCGTTTCCAGCACAGCCTTTTGCTGGTTCAGCTTAAACGGGATGTTGTTGCGCTCAAACAAGGCAGGAAAGCGTTGGAAGGCGATGTCTTCAATCAGCGGATAGGTCGGAAGGTAATATGCGACATCCTGATAAGGGCAGTATCGCTTCAGGCGCATTAGCCTTGCGATGCCAGCCGCAGTCTTCCCAGAACCAAAGCCACCAACAAAGGCAGGGAATGGCTCTTGGCTATATACGAAGTCGCGCTGGCTTTCGGTAAAGTTCAAAGCCAATCTTCATCCGTGATGGGCTTAAACTGCAAATCGACCGAAACCTTGGTCGGCTGGTTGTAGCCGTGCATGATGTTAAGTTCTTTCACAGCCCCTGTCATGCCCGATGCTGACTTTTCCAAAGTAGCCATTTCATAAGCCCTGATAAGGCTTATCACGGACATTTCGCGTGTCCATAATTGCTGTTCTGCCGTCAGTGCCTTTAGTTCTGACACCCTTGTTGCAATCTTGGGGTTTTTCATCAGCTTTGATGCCTGTGGATAAACGCTTTCATCCTTCATGTTTTCGGCATCATAAGCTGTGCGGTATGCAGTGGCTTGGTCTTTGCCATCAGCAATGGCTTGGCAGAATGCTTCCTGCTTTGCGGTCAGTTTGGTTTGTGGGTTGCTCATTGCCCCTAGTTATACAACCCTTATCATTTTGGCAACTGTCGCATAACTAGCCAACCATGTCTTTCCATTGCCAGTTGGCCCATTGGCGCATTGCTTCGCTTGACCATTCATGCTTGCGCCATTTGGCAAGCAGTGCTGCCTTATCCTTAACCTTGCTCTGCTTGTAGCGTATCAGGTCAACCAGATAATCTGTAGCTGTAAGCTTCGGCTCAATGAAACGGCATTGCATATCAAACTGCGGTGTCGCCAATAGCGACCTTTGGCTTTCTGCGCTTGTAGTCCACAAAAGCGATTTCATTGTGCCGCGCATATTTGATTGCGGTGGCCCGTGTAATCCCAATCAACGGCAAAATGCTGGACAGTGTTCTGCCGCGCTCTGAATATATCCGCATTAATTGTATGCGCTTTCCGACTTCACTCCCCATACCATGTCTCCACATAATCAGCTTCATCATCACAACCTTCGTCCTCAAACGGGTCGTAACCCTTCAGCATGGCATCAACAGCAACGGAAATTGGCCCTGTGATGTTGATTTTACCAGCTTCCATCTTGCGAAGTGTGGTCGCACCCGTTGTCGGTGACAGACGCAAGGCATCAGCCATGTCGTTCAGGCTGTAGCCAAGGAAATTTCTTGCCAACTTTAAGTCCGATGGTTTCATTCTGCCGCTTCCATTTTTGCTATCTTCTGCAAGGC